ACGTCTTCTTCATCGAGAAGAGGTTTCATTATTTTCCTCCTCTCATCGATTGGTATATCATACTTGTTATGTCTGCGAACTTGACGTTCCATTACAAATGGACGGTAATACATCGGAGTGGTATTAAAGCCTTTCTCCTTCTTATATTTAGAAGGGTCGTCTTTAACTTTCAATTCAAAATTGAAACACTTCCTTTCAAGTTCGTCTTTTCTCTCAAACCACCTGTCTCGGGCTTGTTCATACAAGTCCCATTCTAAGGAACCGGCAAGTTCCTGGCTATGCCAGGTATTGCCCTCCTCAAAACAGACAGAATCCAAGTCAACTATAGTTGACTGGAAATACTCGAAATGCACGTCTTCTGAGAAGACCTGGTCGATTCCCGTCAGCATACGTCTAAAGTATGCTGGCCGGTTAAGCTGCTCTAACGCAGTCGACAAGGGCGTTAGCCCTATCCTTTCGAGGTGGCGTTTCTTATCACGGAATCTTAGATTTTGCCATTGGAGTACATCAATGTTTAACTCCTTCTTGATCTTATTTGATAGTTTAATATCATCGATCTTGAATTGATGGTTCTTAAAGATCCGTTTGTATGCATCTTCCTGGATGTGGCTCGTAGTTATTCCTCTATAGGTTCTATTAGAAGAATAACCTCTTAGAGCTCTCCTCGATTGCACATCGAGGTTTTCCAAGCCATCCCTGATGGCCTTGCAAATACAAATTTGCAACTGTTCAGGAAGTTTAAAGAATTTCTCATAGATAACTTCGTCTGAGACGAAGCTAGGCCTATGTAATTCTAGTCCTCCTACCGTTCTGGGGAGGAATGTCATTGGACATTCCCAATCTATCAGCTTACCCATACGCTGACGCATTCTACAGTAGATCAAATCTCTGTAACCCCTTTGGTAGTAATAAGGAAGCCAGTTAATCATCTTGTTTAACTGGAGAACCCGGCCTATGGCGGGGTTCTTGTCTTCCCTAACCATCGCAACTTTCACGCAACGTGAAAAGTTCCGTACCTTAAGTCCATCAACATGGACCGTACGGTCGTATTCCCATTTAAAGAATGCGATATTGCGATTACTGGTAAAGTAATTGACAGGCGTTTTAAGAATCAACTCCTCGCAAAAGAAACTTGCGGCAGGAGAGATATACGCCATATCAATATTCACTTTACCACCCACTAGCTGCAACCATTTCATAATGGCGGTAAGATACTTTATGTTACCTATAGCTAGCATATCATCCCCCGCTCCTCTAAAGAAGCGGTTGGATTTGTTAGTTTCGTACCATGCAAGATTTTCGCAGCAAAGAACAGTCAATGTGAGGAGGGCTTTTGTGCCCGGATCTCCCATTAATGAAGCTCTCACTGTTAGTTTACCTACATGTTTATAGTGAACGCTACAAGCTGATTCGATATAACGACCAGAGCATAGAATGTCTATGCAAAGTAGCATGTAAGGTGTTGCACACCCTACTTGTAAG